TTGAAGAAATGCTAGACAGGTCGACTGACTAGCATTTTATGCCGCTATATTACTCTGTTTTTTGACGATTACGAATTCTAGCCAATATATCTTCGGCGCGATCAGTTGTCGCCGCAGGAGCTACTGGTTTTTTGTCTACGGGTTCTTTTTCTTCAACTACTGGCGCTACCACCTTTGTTGTTGCAGGGGCAGTTGCGGTGGTTGATTCCGTTGCAGAATCATCTGCGGCTGGTTGGAAACCAGCCGGTTTAAAGTGCTTCCCCCATTTATCAGCATCGTATGCTTCGCCATTTACTGATGCTTCGAACATCTCTTTAATGATAACAAGATCTTCAGCGGATGGCTTCTTAGGTAAGAAATCTGACAGATTGAACAAACCAAATTTCTCAATTGCTTCTGCTTCGTCTACAGTAAGTGCTGATTCTTTGCGTGACCATTTGCTTGTGTTGTAGTCTGCATATCCGCCCTTTGATGTTTTAACAACAGTGAAATCAAGCCCGCTTTGATAATCTGTTGGAAGATTTTCTAGCTCTGAATCCATCAATGCAGCCTTGACAAGATTAAAGATTTGTGGGCTAATGATAAAACGACGGATTGGGTTTTCTGGTACCTTGTCTTCCTTCATTGGGTTTTCACGAACGAATCCCTGAAATAAGTACGACTTCTTTTTCCAGTATTTACGACCCATTTCTTCCATGTCCTTTTCTTTGAACCACGGACGAACCTCTGTAAGTATTGGGCACATACCCATATCCGGCCACATCTCAATGCACGGCACTTGGACCATAATTGGTTTACTATCTGCCTGACCTTTGATACCCGCAAAGGTAAGTTTGATCATTTGACGCTCAACCCAGAAAAAGTTGTTTTTTGGATCTGCGTCTGGAAGGAAACGAATACGGGCTGTTTGCCCTTCTTCAATATTCCAGTGTGGATAAATTTCACCTGAGCCGAAACTGCTGTTGCTTGTTCCGGAAGTTTTGTTTTCTTGTGCTTGTAGTTTTGCGCGAATTTCTGCTAATGACATTGCCATAATGTGTTTCTCCTTGTAATTTAAGATGGTCTTAGTGTACTGCATCCATAATGTTTACTTTGAACAGTAATTACACTATGTAACTACTATACATAGTTATTTATACAAGAAGCAAGAGATTTAGAAATTTATTTTAACCAGAAATGAAAAAGCACCTTGCGGCGCTGTTTCTTGTGTTATTTTGTCTTTTTTGGTGCAGACTTTTTGTAAAGCTCCTTCATTCGTGCGACGACTTTCGGGGTACGTTTTTCGGTAGGTAAGTCTGATAATTTATTAAATTCCTCTTGTTCGGCGGCCGTTCTATATTGAGATTCTTCTGCTTCTTTGATGATATCAGCATACTTACGGAAGAAGTCTGCGCCCGACTCTTTAACGTTAGAAGCTTTTTTCTTTACGTCAGCTTTTTTCTCTACGTCAGCTATACCTTTTGCAGCCATCTTAAGCATATAGTCTGTGTCGGAGTCATACTTTTTTTTCTCTTTTTTCTCTTTCTTTGCAGCCACGGCCTTTTCTTTCCTATCAGTGTCGATATCTTTTATCTTACCTTCTGAAAGCATTGTGTGGATCTTTTTGTAGTAGTTTGCGTCGCTCATTTTATTTTTCCCAGTATATGTTATTTATTAATTTTTACGCAAACCTGCTAAACGACGCATGTCATTTAACGGATCTGCCGATTCTTGTGGTTGTTCTTGTGGTGCTGGCTCATCTGCTGGCTGTTCATTTGGATCCGTTGGCTCTTCTTCTGCTGGCTGTGCATTTGTATCCGTTGGTTCTTCCGGAGCCGGTTTGTTCTGGTCTATTCCACCAGATTCCATGTTCGCTTTAACTTTTTCAAACACGTCAGGCATGTTAGCTTGCAGCCAGTCATAAATTATAGGCCTAACATCTGTATCTGGTGAGCCAGTTGATGCATCGTGTATTTTATCAAATAATTCATCATCACCAATAACATCGTACAGTGCGCCAGTGGCGTTGCTACCATCCACACCAGCAGGCAAAACCTCTGCCATTAATTCTTGTAATTTTTTTACTTTTAACTCATCGTCTGGCAATGCCCACGATCCTTCAGCAATCTTTTCTAAATTTTCTTCAAATTCTTCAAGGTGCGATTCGACTGCTGGTCTATTTTTCATTTCTTGGTATGCCCTTTGCACGTATGGTAATGCTGGCCCAGAGTGGCGAATAATTAGGCGAGTATTTGGATTAATTTTTTCATAGCTTGTTTTAGTTGTGCCATATAGTTTGCTTTCATCGATTGCGGCGTCAACCGCTGATACTGGTCCTGCTGTAGTTGCTTGCTGTTTTCTATCACCTAGAGTTAGACTGCGACTAATGTCGTGTGGGGTAAATTTTAGACGATTTCTAACTGCAAAGTTTTTCATATCAGCCAAGAATCTATACCATTCTTCTTTTTGATCATCGTCTAAATCGGCAGTAATATTCTTGCCGTATGTTATCTTTATAGATTCTTCGTCTGCAATGCTAATCTCAACGTTTCCAAAAGTTGCCCCTTCTTTATCTACAAAATTGAAATTTAGGTAGCGGGCTTTGCTCGGATCTAGCGTTGTTTTTGCAGAAGAATCAGCGATACTTACTTTTTCAAAACGTGCTCGTATTTTTTCAAAAAGCGATTCTGCTATGCGGTTAATATTATGTGCCATATTTTATCTCATTTCTCTTAATTTAGGTCTTGATAATATATTTATCACTATTGATAATTATCCCATCAAAAAGGGCAAAGGCATTACTATTGGTTCATCTGTTCCCCGCATTTGGATGTCTAAGTTGACGTCATATGATTGCATATTTTGTAACATTCTAGTGATTAATAATAATGCAGCTACGAGATCATCTGTATCTCCGCTTCTGGCACTATATGATGCCCCGTTTGATATATATGTCTTTAGCTCGCTGATTAAATTCTTACTGTTGACAGTCATACGCTTTGACTCTATTAATTGCTTAATCTTAGCACACGCCGTTAACTTGGAGGTTTTGGTTGTTGTAAATCCTTTTCTGTATGTTCTAGCCGAGCCTTTGCCAGCTGATTCAGATAAGAAATAACCCTTAATATTTTCTTCACCATACTCATTGATCGCAACAAGAGTTGCTTCGCCAATTGCATTATTCTCGACGCTATAATAAATGCTTTTCTGGTCGCCAGTAATCTCAAAAAGATGGTCAGCGATATCTTTTATCAATCGAACCTGTGCTTGAATAGGGGTTTTATTGTTTTGCCATTCTCCTACCTGTTCCATTGAAGGGAGTTCAAAAATCTGTATAGCTGCAAAATCTCCGCCAGTCCCTAAGCTCGGATCTAGCCCGATTAAATATGTATTTCCTTTTTTAGGTTGCTTATACCATCTGATTTGACCTTGTCTCTCGACTGGTTCCTTACCAGTCATACTAGCCAAATGCAGTGCATTGATTAATGTTTCCTCAAAAATGATTGGTTCGCAGTTTGATACGAGTAACGAATTTGCATAAAATCTTGCCCCATTCTCAACCCCAATAAGATCATATACTGGAACCTTATCTTTTAATTTTGTCTTAGATAATAGTTTTAATGGCCCATCCTTAGATAGGACATCTTCTCCTACACGAATACGACATGCCTGTTTTGATTTAGTAGTCGATACATAAATTTTATGGTCAGAGGTACATTCAATGAATTTCCCATCTTCAAAATTTAATCTGATGGTTGTCTTAACTGCAACAAATGATACTCCCTGGAACTTTTGAAATCCTGCAGGGGTTAGAACTCTATATCCATCTATATTTGGCTTAAAGATCTGAGTCATCTGACAATACCTTTTTATACATATTAAAGAGGTCACCGATATTTATATCAAATATTTTACCTGTTTTATCTTGAAGAGTAATAACTGAGTTACCGTGCAAACAATCGTGTTCGCGACGGAAGCGATCTTCCCCCACTCTGCCGCGTTCGTCGGCTGCCCATTTTTCATCTCTGTCTGGATGCTCTGTCCATAGTGCCTTAAATGCCTTAAATCCATTTTTCCCCAGTGGTGTCTCATTGCCAAATTCATCTTGACACTTGTTTGCGTTTGTCCATATGTCCCAAAATTGATCGTCGTCGCTATTTGGTGTTGATGTAATAATTGCTTTACCACCAGTTGACAGTGTTGGCGAAATTGAAGTCCAGAATTCTTTAGCTATTGTGTTTCTAACAAAAGCAAATTCGTCTGCATAAAGCAATGATATAGATAGACCACGTCCAGTGTTTTCTGTTGTGGTGGCTGATATAATTCTCGATCCATTGTCAAACTCTAAACTTCCTTTGTTATAACTAACGGCACCTGCTCGTATATAGTCAGGAACTGACTCGTATGCATAGCGAATACGCTGCATAATTTCCTGTGAGCCGGTATACTTGTGTGCCGCAACTAATATTGTGCTGTCTGGTACCATCATTGCATACCAAAGCAAGTAGCCCGCCGCAGTAGTCGTTTTGCCCAACTGACGAGATAGTAGGTTTACGCTAAATCTATAACTATGGTACACTTCCGCCAGACGAACCTGATATTCATACGGCGCATATTTCAATCTTCCTTTTGTTGGGTGTTGAATATAAAAATAATGAGACATAAAATAGGCCGGCCCAGTTATTGGGTCAGCACACTTCATAAATTCTTGAAGATGTTCTTCTGAATAAAATTCAGGACGGTGCGGTGTTTTAACTAGTGCAGTTTCTATTGGTTTCATTATGTAGTTTGATTATTGCCAAGCACGATAGTAACAGCTGATTCTTCTTTACTAGGATTTGATATCCTATCAGCAATCTGTTTATGCAAAAATCCTCTAAGTTCAGTCTGTGTCTTTATTTTAGCTAAATCCTCTGCTGAGATAAATGCGTCAGGTTCTAGCGATTCTCCGGGAGTAACAAAATCTGCGCTGGTAATCCTATAATTATTGCTCATTTTTTCTCCTTACTGGCCCTAATTTAGCTACGGGACTTTTGCTGTTTGTATTTGTTGGTTCGGCACTGCCCATGGTGGTAATTTGAGTAGCTGTTTTGCCCATGAGCTGCAATGCTTTGTTGATGATATCTTCATCTGCTTGTGTGTAGCTCAGTGTCACTGGATTATCTTGAGTAACTCCGACAGAATCACCAAGGACCGAATCTTCTTCTCGGCCGACACAGGCCATTGCCAATCCCAAACGATATAGTTCATAAAACTGCCCCACACCAGTCAATGATTTCATTCCTGGAATACCCTGATAATGCCAGTCATGCATTTTACCTTCTGTTATAAATTCGTTTGCTCTCATCTAGTATTTAGCGGTTTAGTTTTGGGTTGCCGTAAATAATTTCCTCAATAGTTGTGCCATTTGGCAGGTCTCGTTGATATTTACCAGCTTGATTGAGCATCTGTACGCCTGAATTTGGGAAGAGCTGTGTTATAAGTTTAATGTCTGTAACTGCTGGTGCGCCAGAATATTTTCCTACAGACGGACCAGAAGCACTGCTTTCTATCCACCAGCCATCTTTAGCTAGTTGTTCCCTGACACGGTCGATGACTTTTCGTTTGCTCTCTGGTAGCCCATCGTGTCCAACGCCCTGAATCTTGTGGCCCACCCAGGTTTCTTCTGGACGATTTTGACGATAGAAAATTGCACAATCGGGGTGATTGCAATCATCCCAATCTAGCACTAGCCAATCGCTGCGCTTAACATCGTTTAGTGAGTTTATAAAGGAACCTAAATCAGCATTTTTGTAGGCAGTTTGAACAAGCTTAATTAGCTCTTCTCCCCAATGAGACTTATCCTGTGATGAATCCAGTAATTGCCATTGGTTATCTTCGACGATGAATTCTTTTGCTCTCATGCTGGACTGTAAGGATTAATTGGTAAGTCATACCTAGTATCTTCGGGGAAGACAGGATAATCATTATTCATATTAATATCCGCTTAGTGTTTTTAGGTTGTTCAGTGCGTGATTGAAATCTTTTTCTTGGTCGTTTGCGTAATCGTCGTATTGTAAATCTGAAACGTGGAACTTCTTTCTGCCGTCTTTCCCTAAATCAACTATTACGACATGTTTGTCATCAGTAAAGTTATCAACTGTTCCAGTTTTCCCCTCATACTTCATATTTTTTATTGTTACTGGGTCGCCGACTTTTAGGTCGCGTGTTCCAAATTTTGTATTTTCTGGAGTAGGATTATCAGATGCATTGCCGCCATTGACAGGACTTATTGAATCAGACGGCCCTTCGCCGAGTTCTGT